CAATTACCATCCAATTGCTGAAATTAATGCTGCTGAAAAAGTGGCAAGAACAATCATAGAGGGCTACACTGGGCAAATATTTACGCATAGATATGGACAACAAGAAGTGTTTGGCGTAGGTTCTGATGCTGTTCACATAACAGAAAGAATGCTTACCATAGATAAAATGTGGGAAGATGACCAATTAGTAATTGATAATACAATAGACCCAATATATAATACTTTTGGTTTTCCAATAGAATTAACTCAAACAAACTTTACAGTTAGAATTGTTTATGGTGGCTGGGATATAAGATATGATAATCAAGTAGATCCTACGGTATTATATTATGGAAGATTTAGACAAAACGCAAGATACAAATTTGAAGGCCAAATAGGATACAAATATGTCCCAGATGATATTAAGCTAGCTTCAATGCTTTTAGTCAATGATATATTATCAAATGATTATAATTGGAGAAACAAGTACTTAAGCAAAATTAATCTTTCTGAAGTTTCATTTGAAATGGAAGGTGGAGCATTTAACGGTACAGGTAATATTACTGTTGACAATATCCTTGATCAATACCGCCATACAAATGTTGTGATAATATAATGTTAAACTCATCATTTATTGGATCTGTAATGAATATGAGTGCTGATGTAGAAATTCAACAGAACTATCAAGACCCAGATTCAGGAGCAATAATCAGAGGCTGGGTTTATGATAAAACTATACAATGTAAAGTAGAGCCAATCAAATCTGGTGGGGCCTCAACAAAAGGCGATAGCAAAACATTTGCAAAAACAGGTTCTGCAGAAGGTTATTCAGAAAAGCTTCAGTTAAGAGTAAAGTCACTAGAGCTTTTAAGTAGAAGATGGAGAATTACAAATATTAGATCTTCTGATAATAAACAAGTATTTGTAGAACTTGATAGATATGGTGAACCAGACACAATTTTTGAAGTTTTTTCTTCACACGCAGTTTTAGATCCATTTGGCAAAGTTTCTTATTATGAAGCAGTTCTGCAAAGGGTTCCAATTCAAACAAATGATAAAACTGACCATACACAGTAGTAATCTTACTGAAAGACTTCTTCAAGTATCAAATTCTATTAAAGAGCTTATTGCACCTACAGTTTTGCAAGAAATTGCAAAAGCAGCATTCGTTATAACTGGTGAAAGATTTGTTTTAGATGTGGATAGACATGCTGCTCAAAATCCTAAAAAAATGCACCATGTATATGAGTGGGGAAAAATTGGAAGTCCAGAAGGCAGACTTTTTATAATTGAAAGGTTGGGCATACTTGGTGGTAATTTAATTGTTGGATATAATTTTCTTCCATCTAAATTACCAGTACCAATTCCTGATGAGCTTTTAAATCCAGGTGCTACAGGAAGAATTGTCACAAGACAAAATGTTTTTAAAAATAAAGCTAGCGTAATGGAAGAAGGTAGAATGATAAGTTATACTACAAATAAAATGCTAGCATTTTTAGGAAATAATGGTTTAATGTTTAAAAGACCTGGCGATAGAGTTGAAATTTTAAACCCAGGCGGGATAGAAGTAAAAAATGCTTTTGCTAATTATATGATAGAATGGTATACAGAGCATCCAAACTTAATTATGCAAAGATCTGGACTATATGAAGCATTAGCAAGTGAAGCAGCTATTGCAATAACTGAAGGTGCAGGAATTGCAGGGATAAGAAAAATTGCTTCTAATTTGTCTAACTCAGTTGGCGGAAATATAAAGGTAATAAGATGACAGCAGATTATTCACATGTAGCAGCTTACGATGTAAGAAATGTTTTATGGAAAGAAATTGAAGATCTAGGTATTCTGGATATTAATGATTATTATGCTGATGGTTTTTCAAATCCACTTTTGCCAATTATTCCAGCTCAACAAGTTCCAGAATTTAATAACCTGTTACCTGGGAAAACTTATATAATTTATGACATCATGCAGAAGAACTATGGAGTTCAATGGTGGATGTCTCAAGAAACTATTACTTTTGAAATAACCTCTACAAGTTCTGCTGAGATACAAACTTTGATCAACCTCATTTTAGACCTTTTCCGCAGATATGATTCTTCAGCTAAAGATATCAATTTAAAGCTGGACCACTCTAGCCCATACAACTTCCATTATTTTAGACTTGTCTCTGCAGACCCAGTTCAGTCTTTTCAGACAGAGGGTGGGTTCATGTCAGGTATAGTCAGCTTGGACTACTCATACAGCAGGGACTTAAACCCAGTTACAGGAAGATACCTGTAAATTTGAATTATTAATCATTAGTGCTATGATTCTATTTGAGGAAAGATATTGTCATCTTTTTTTTATTTCAAATAAAACAAGGTGGTGAAAATAAAAAATGGCTACAAATACAAAAAATGTTATTGTTGGTGCAGCTGACTTATTCGTAAGCAAAGGCAACAATTCCAACGCTACAGGTCGCCCAGCAACAGATGCTACAACTCTCGGAACTTTGTTCGGAGCATCACAGTCAGCACGTTCAGGTCTTTTAGCTTCTACAGCATATGATGAAGTTGGATTTACATCTACAGGTCTTGAAATTTCATACGAACCAAATTATGGCGAAGTTATGGTTGATCAACTTCTTGATGCTGCTCGTTTATTCAAGCAGACACTTAAGGTTATGTTAAAGACAGAGCTTGTTGAAGCAACTCTTGAAAACCTAACACTTTCATGGGGTCAAATGGATTCTTACTATGTTGCACAATCAGGCAGCATTGCAAATGTTACAACATTAGCTAGTGGAACTCCAGTTAATACAGATACAGGTGCAACTCTTAATATGGCAGCAGGTGCTCTTGGCGATGCTCCAGTAGAGCGTACAATTATTGCTGTTGGAAATGCTCCAGCAACAATCAAGGGTACAGCAACTACAAGGAGAAATAAAGAGCGTGTTTACGTTGCACGTCGTGTAGTATCAATTGATACAACAGCACACGGCTTAAAGCGTGACAATGCTACTGTATTCCCAGTAAACTTCCGTTGCTTACCAGATGATTCAAATTCTGCTTATGCAGGTTCTGAATACGGTGTAGTAATTGACCGTGTATGGGGATCTAACTAAAAGTTAGGCTAAACAACTTAATATTGAATTCAAACCCCTGCCAGAAATGGCGGGGGTCTTGAATTTGTTTTCACTGATAATATTGGTATAATTTAACTAATAAACAAGGGAGTAATAACTTGGCAACAACAGTATATGATTTATTAGACATTGAACTAAGTGATGGAAGCACCATCACATTAAGACCTCTTCCAATTAAACAATTAAGAAGATTTATGGACGTTATTAACGATATGCAAAAAACAGAGAATGAATCTGAAGATGCAGCAATGGAAGTTTTTATTAGAGCTGCAATGATTTGTTTACAAACACTAAGACCAGATCTGGCAAATGATAAAGATAAGTTTGAAGAAGTAGTAGAAATTCCAACTATGATGAAGATTCTAGAAGTTGTTGGCGGTTTGAAATTAACAGACCCAAACCTTCTGGGAGCGGCACTAGTTGGGACGAACTAGACCTACGCTCCTTAGAGTCTGAAGTTTTCTTGCTCGGTCATTGGAAAAACTTTGACGAGTTAGAAAGTAATCTTTCTCTAGATGAACTAACTGCATTGTTAGATATCACTAGAAAAAAAGATTATGAAGACAAGAAGTTTTTGGCTGCAGTAAATGGTATTGACTTAGAAGAAGAAAGTCAAGATCAGGATCTTGGCGATATAGCTGACCTAACTGGTTACGAAGCTAATCGTGAAGGATTTGGTGTAGGCCAGGGAATTCAAGTTATGGAAATGGAGGGCTAAGTAAATGGCAAAGATAGATTTAAATATCGTAGCTACTGGTGAGTTTTCACAAGTCACTACACAAATAAAAGCTCTCCAAGCACAAGTAGATGTATTAAATAAAAGCGTAGCTGGTGTTGGTGTTGGTGCAGCTATGGCAAAAGATATTCAGTTAGCATCTGCTGCATTTAAATCTACAATGCTTTCAACAGGTCAATTTACAATGTCTACTGTAAAGATGACTTCTGAAACTGAAAAATTTGGTCAAGCCCTTGTTGCAGGTAAATTAAGATTAAACGACTATTTTCAAATTATTACTGGAAAAGCAGGACAAGCAACTGCATCACTTGCTGCATTAACAGCAGAACAAGTAAAGTTACAAGAATCAGTTGTTATGACAGACCCAACACGAAGAGGGTTTTTACAGGTATATACACCTACAACAATTAATAGTGTAACAGCTGCAACAAAAATGGCAACAATGCAGCAAAACCTTTATAATCTTTCAATAGAATCTGGCTCAAAAGCACTTATTACATGGGGTAAAAATACACAATGGGCGGGTCGTCAGTTAACTGTAGGTTTAACTATGCCTATGGTTTTGTTTGGTGCAGCAGCAGTTAAATCATTTAAAGATGCCAACGTAGAACTTACCAGACTACAAAGATTATACGGTGTAGGACTTATTGCACCAACACAAGAACAATTAAATAAAATTTCTGATCAAGTAATGAATCTAAGTAAAAAAATTGCAAGCGATTTGGGTATTGCACAAAAAGAAACACTTGCAACAGCTGCTGATTTTGCAGCAATTGGACGAACTGGGGACGATTTATTAACTGCAACAGAGCAGGCAATGAGACTTTCAAAGCTTGGTTCTATTGATGCACATCAAGCTTTTACAGGTATTATGACATTGCAAAATACTTTTAAAGTTAGCTCTTCAGATCTTGCAGAAGGTGTAAACTTTATGTCTGCAATTCAAAAACAGACAGCATTAAACTTAAATGATATTACTGATGCTTTCCCAAGAATTGGTCCAATTGTAAAACAACTTGGTGGTACATATAAAGATACAGCAGTAATGATGCTTGCGATGAAAGAAGCAGGCGTACCAGCTGCTCAAGCAGCTAACGCAATTAAATCAGCAATGGCATCTCTTATATCTCCAACAACTGCAGCAAAAGACATGTTTGCAAAGTTTAACATTAACTTGGGCGGGATAGCAAAATCAACTGGTGGTAATCCAGTATTAATGATACAATCTTTGCAGAAGTCCTTGGAAGGAATTGCACCGCTTGCAAGAGAACAACTTATTGAAAAACTTTTTGGAAAGTTTCAATTTGCTCGTATTACAGCACTTCTTGATAACCTAGGAAAAGCAGGAAGCCAAACACAACTAGGTTTTAAGATTGCATCAGCATCAGCATCAGAGCTAAGTTCTTTAATTAATCAAGAAATGAAAATTGCAACAGAATCAACAACAGCAAAATTTCAAAGAGCTTTAGAAGGATTTAAAGCAACACTTTATCCAATCGGTCAAGAGTTTATGAAAATTGGCACAATTATATTAGATATAGCAAATAAAGTTGGTAAAGCATTTTCTGGTCTTCCAGGTCCAGTAAAAACAGTCCTTGGAATTATGGCGGGATTTGCATTATTTGCTGGTCCAGTAATCATGTTAACTGGTTTGCTTGCAAATTTTGGTGGATATATTTTAAAGACTGTTGTTGGTATAAAACAACTTGCAACAGGTGGAAAATCTTTTAAAGAATTATTAACACCTGAAATTATTGCTTCAACAAATGCAGCTCAACTATTTGATGGAGCATTGTCAAATGATATTTCTGCGGTTGATTTATTAAATGTTGCTATAAAAAATTTAACAACAAGTATTGAATCTATGAATGCAGTAATGGCATCAACAGGTGCAGGAGGCCTTGCAGGGCTTACAAAAAATGTAGAAACTGCAGCAGCTGCAAGAGCAATGTCTCAACCATTCTTGCCAGGATTTGCTAATGGAGTATTTAGCTTACAGGCGGGCGGACCAAAGGGTAAAGATACAATACCAGCATTAATTGGAAGAGGCGAATCAGTTGTATCTGCTCCAATGACAGAAAAGCATTCAGGACTTCTTAAAGCAATTATTAATGATGAAGTGCCAGGATTTGATAGCGGAGTTTATGGTGCAGCTCCACTTGGAAATGTTCGTGGTGGAATAAATAGAGGCGTGAATTCTCTAGTAATTAATTCAAATACACAACAAATGCAAGCACTTGCAGATAGAGTTGCAGTTGATACAAGAGTAAGTTCTATAAGACAAGCAGGACTCGGATTAAATGCAGGATTAAGTTCAGAAACAATAGGTCGTGGCGGTTACAATCCATCAGCTGTTGCAGACAAAGCATGGGAATCATTAGGTGCAGAACGACAAGCTTTAATGCAATTTGCTGAAAAAGCACAATTATCAGAAACGCAAACTAAAAATTTGCTTGAAGTTCAAGCATCTCATATAGAAAAAGATACTATACTTGTTAATACACAAATTGAAGGACTAGCTGCAAAATCTAAGGTAATGAATGTATTTAGAGGAAGCAACCTTGTCCCAGATCTAGGTGCTGTAAATAACTATATGGAAAAAGTAAATCCAGCTGTTATTGATGAGTTCCAAGCATCTATGAAGGGTAACACTGCAAAATTAGATGAACTGGGAATTTCTGAAGAACAACTTAATGTAGAATTAGCAAGAGTTAAAGCTGGAATGCATGTTATTTCAGAGGCTGGTATGAAAACCGTTGGTGCTTTAGGTGCTTTTGATTATGCAAAAACTGGTAACTATATGGGTGGTGCAGCAGCAACTGTAGCAAATACTAGAAATATGTCTTACTACAATAATATGGTCACACCACAAGGCACAGGTAAATATTATGATACATCACAAGATGCTACAAGATATGAAACTACTTTAAAGCAAGCACAATCATATGTTGCAAAAATGGAAACAGTTGGTGCACAATTTAATCGCACAGTATGGACAGAAATTGTTGAAAAACCAAGAGAGATGCTTAGAATTGCTTCTCCATCAAAAGTTACAGAAGAACTTATTGGAGTTCCTGCTGTAGAAGGTGTTATACAAGGAATTCAAGCCACACTTCCTGGGTTAGAAGCAGCGGGAACTGAAGTAGCTAATACATTAACTACTGCTATGGATCAAAAAATAATATCAAATGGTTCTGAAATGCATATGCTACTTCTTACACAAGCAGGAGAAGTTGTTAACACATCTATTGATTTTAATAAAGCGGGACAAACAATAGGAGAAGCACAGTTTGCAGGTTATAAACAAGCTATGCTTCCATTTGAGGCTTATGTACAAGAAACACTTCCAGGAATGGCAGCAGCAGGTGCAGCAGCAGCTGCTAAATCTTCAATTGCATATGGACCTCTTCTGCCAAATGGTGCTATGTCGTTGGGCAGAAGAGAAAGATTAATTAATGGAGAAGTTATAAAACCACCTTTGGTTAATAGAGGTGTAGGATTTGGTTTATCTATGGGTGCAATGATGGCAGCACCAATGGTTGGAAATCTGGGTGGAGGTAATAATCAAGTTGCTAAAACAGCTGGCAGTGTTTTAAGCAATGTGGGAATGGCAGCAATGCTACCTATGATGATTCCAGCACTAGCTGGATCTTTAATGCCATTAATTGGCGGGGTAGCAGTAGCAACTCTTGCATTTAAAGGAATCTCTATGGCTATTGCTAAAGAAAAAGAAGAACGCAATAGCATGATTCAATCATACCAAGCAACTGGAGAAGCAATAAAATATTTTGGTTTAAATGTTGGATCACTTGCAAGTTATGATTTTTCAAAAGCAGGTTCAGGTCTTGATGCACATGTTAAATCAATTTCAGACAATAAAGTTGCAGTTGATGCTTTAACTCAAGCATATCTTAACTCAACCGATCAAATGACAAAAGATAGAGTTAAAAATCTTAAAGGTATGGATTCAAAACAGCTTACCTATGAAATGAGTAAGCAGTATGCTTCTGATATAGCTGCAGGTATGACTGGAAACCAAGCACAACAAGATATTAATGCATTATTAAAAGCAACTGGTGCAAGTTTTGTTACTCAAAAAGAAGTTAATGATAAAATTGCAAGACCAGAAAATGTTTCTGCAGCTTTTGCAGCAAATATTAAAAATGCAGCAACTAAATATGATACATACACGGGCCAAGTAGTTTCTGCAAATGACTTAGATTCTCGTGCAAACAGAGCTGGAGGAAAAGCACCACTTGCATTTTCTCCAGAAAGCAAAGCTCAGGCTGCAAACCGTGCCTCTGGTGCAAAAGAAGGAGACAAGAGCTTCCAACAATCTTCAGCGGTTGTAGATAATATTACTTCTTCATTACAAAATTTAGCAGCTGCAGGTGTTACTCAAGTTAATGCTGCATTTAAAGACTTTAATACAACTGCTGGAAAAAGTAAAGCAGCAGCATTAAATACAAATCAAATTTATAAAGCTTATAGAGATAATTTAGAAAAGCAAGCAAAGGGATTAGGTGCAGTATCTGATAAGTTTAGAAAAGCAAATGGTACAACAGCACAACTTGTTGAAGCTACATCTTTGATGACAAGTAAGCTTGTTACTCAAAAACAAATAACAGATGCTTTAAATAGTGGGCCAAGTGCACTAACTAAACTTTGGAATGATTATAAAGATAAAGTAATGGGCTTGGAAGCTAAAACTAAACCTACAGTTGTAGATGATAGCAGCACAACAAGCAATGCTGCCACTTTTACTGGAACTACTGCACAAAAAAATGCAGAGAAAGCATTAAAAGCAAATCTTAAGCAACAAGATGCTTTATTAAAAACAATGAAAGACCAACTTTCATTACAACAAAAACAAACTGCAGAAATTAAACGTCAAAATGATTTTGCTCAACAAACTCTTGATTTAAATACACAAATGAAGACCGATATGATCAGCGGTAACTATCTAGGTGCTGCAGGATTAAAACAGCAGATATCTTCATTATCAGTGGATTTTAATGCTGGGACACAACAGTATAAAATGCAAACACAAATTGATACAATGCAGTCAAGAGCTGACATGTTTAATCAAGCCCTTGCAGACTTAACAGAGGCCATATCTCAATCAAGTAGCGTACTGTCAAAAGATGTTCTAGCTGCTTCAAAAACTGGTAGCATAAAAGGTTCAAGTGTAGATACATCAATTCCAAGTTCAGGTGTTATTACTCAAAACTTTGTTATAAATGGCGGGGATATAAATGCTGTTCATAAAACAGTTACAGAAGCAACAAAGCAAGCATCAGGTAAGAGCGTAGCAACAAAATTTAAAGCTGGAGTAAATAGATGACATATTCAATTCAACAAGGTATACAGGTATCAGTAGATAATATTAATTGGTATAAGCTTACAGATCATAATCGTCAACCAATAGGTATTAACTATACTTTAATTGAACAAACAGATAGAATGGCTAATGGTACATTGAGAAAGTATGTTGTTGCAAGAAAGTTTAACATAAGTGCAAACTGGCAAAACTTACCAACACTTGATTCCAACCTAGTTGATTATGCTGCAGGTGCACATGGAGCAGCTTGGATGAAAGCGTTTTATGAAAAAAATTATGGAAGCCCAGTGTATGTAAGAATTGTTTCAGCACAAGATACGGGATATATTTCTAATAATCCTAAAATTCCTGACGCTGCTAGTTATTTAGATTCAAGATCTAACGATGGCTCTAGCCAAACATATACTGCTTTTATGACCACATTTACATACGATATTTCAAAAAGAAGAATGGGTTACGATTACGTAGATTTAAAGATAGAATTTACGGAGATTTAATGTTAAATATAACAGGTTTAAATTCTGAGCAAAGTGCAAATATTTTTTTAAACTCAAGTACGCTTGAGTTGCAGCCAGTTGTTTCTGCAGAGTGGAATCAAAATTTATTTAATTCTCCTTTTACAACTGTTGCAGGAGACGGGTTTGAAGAGAATGTTTCTGTATCATATGGATCACCCGTAACTGTTACTGGAGATTTTGCTAAGCCAAACTTTACAACCAAATCCTTTGACCTAGCTAGTAATACAGGTTATGTATCTTATTCTGTTACAACATCTGCAAAAACAGATACATTAAAAAAATCTTATAAAATTATTACATACGTTAAAACAAATAATCTTACTCCAATAATGATTAATGCCTCCGCAAAAGGAGAAAGTTCTCAATTTGGTTCTTCTTCTTCAGAAGCCACAGCATACGGCTGGACAAAAATAGAAACATATATTGGCTCTGAAGATACACCAATAAATTCTTTTGTATATACTTTATCTGCAAATACATACACAACAGATGAAAATTCTTCTCCAACACTTTATTACACTGAGCCAAAAGTTTATGAAACAAGTTTGTTTGATTACAGATATAATTCTTTATGGCCTACAAATGCTCCATTTTCATATTTTAGACCAGGTGAGTCTTATGTTCAAACAGGAAATTATAATTTAGCTTATCCTTCTAATTTTAGAAAATCTGTTTCTCAAAACAATAATGTTTTTCCAATTAGCCCAATAATGCAAAATCCAAATCATTCTATTGTATCAGCACCGACTCCATTTTATAAAAATTCTTTACCTAATGATATGGCACAATATAAATATTTTGTATCAGAAATTGGTTATAATTATAAATCAAAAATTTCTGGTATCTATGAATCTAATATAACCAGTAATAAAATTGTTTTAAAGTTTAATACAATTATATCTATTCCAACAATCAATATTTATATAGATGATGTAAAGATATTAGTAGATGGATCTAATGATTTACAACCAGATGCTTCGGGGCTACTCGTTATATACTGGGATGGTTTAAAATGGACTAAGAAAAAATGGGGCGATGCATCAGCCTCCCCAATTACATTTATGCCAAAATTTAATCAAGATGGAACTTTATCAAAATATACTTTATTTAAAAAAATAACTGTAGCCCAGCTAGACACAACAATTAATTCTGAGTTTTCTGCATACCCAGCAAGAAGTACAGATTTTGCGAAAGACAAAACAAGAATGCAACTTATAGAACTATCTCCAAGGTTGGAGGTTGACTTGTCAGATTATGTAATAGAAGCTGGTATTAATAAGTCACTTGATAGCAAGAACAACTATATTCCTGTTTCATCAATTAACTCTGATGATGCAAGCATCACATTATCAGCTATTCCAATTTTACAAGATGGATCAATCATACCTTTGTTTTCAAGTCAAAGTAATTTAAGTATAAATGTTTTAACAAACATGCTTAGAAAAAATATTAAATTTTACATAAGCTTTCATATTAAAAGCTATTTTACAGGACAAGGTGCACAAACTCAATTAGATAAGTATGTGCCTGGTGGGGTTTTTTACTCTGACACATGGGATGAAACAGATGTAAAAACCGTCAGAATACAATGTTATGATATTACAAGGTATCTACAAACAACTCCTGCACCTGATTATGCTGCTAATCTTAAAACAGTTTTAAGTGTTATAACTGATATATTAGATTTGGCGGGCTTTACAGATTATGACTATGACACTTTATACAGTGTATGCAACGATAAAAATTCCCCATTAGATATATCTTATTATTACAATAACTCAAAAGATGTAACCATTATTGATGCACTAGCACAAATCTTTTTAGCAAATCAAATTGGTGCTTATATTGATGAGTATGGAATTATGAAGTTTTTAAGCTTATCTCAAATACTTTCATCTACCAATTCAGTAATAACTATTGATGATGCCAACATAGTTGAGGGCGGTTATCAAATATCCAATAAAGCAAAGCCAGGAAAAATATCATTAAAGTATCAAACGCCAAAGATTAAACAATCTTTATCTCTACAAAATGCAACAAAACCCAACTTTAATCAATCTCCATCATTTATTTATACAACATCTAACGACGTTGTTTGGTCTCAACAGACTGCAGATTCTGTAGGATTTAATTATTTAAATCAAACAAT